ATCGCGGTCGTTCAGGGCGACAAAGATATCGAGCACCGCCCTGAAATCGTACCGAATCGCATAATCAACGCCGCAAACCTCTAGCGATTTTGGAAGTCCATAGTTCATTTATGGTATTTCTTCTGATATTTGCTGTATTTTGCGGTATACTTTGCCACGCGGGGAGAAGTCGCCTTTTCTTCTCTCGTGAAAGTGGAATCCACCTCATCCATGACGGCAAGCATCAGGTTACACCAGACCGGAAGCCCATTGCTCATGGCATACACGTTCATGTCGCCAAACAGAGCAGCGCAAACCGGAACGCCGAACAGCCCATCAATCACCGTGCGCATTTCTGCGTCACGTTCTCTGGCAAACTCGAAAATCTCCTTCTTCCCGGCGATTTTTTCAATATCTGCCTTGTAGCTGTCCTGTTTCTGGTCAAGCTCTTCAAAGGTTGTGTACAGCTTTTCCACGAAGTTGCTGTCCAGCGGGTTAAAGCGCACCTCAACCTTGTCGTTGATGTTGTATGTAACCAGACCATCATCAAATCTGAGTTCTGCCACCGCTTACCCTCCTTATTCAGCCGTGAACGTGATTTTACCGGACGAATCCTTGCTTACCGTGCCGATGGTGCGCGTGCCGCCATACGTGATGTCTGTTGCAATATCCAGCGTACCGCCGCCCTCGCCGCCGATGGAGGTAACAGCGATTGCACAGCTTTCATAGCGTTCGGCAAAAGAACCCTCCGCGTAAAAATGACCAATCATCATGTCTTGATTTGCCAAAGCCTGCGCGTCGTGGTCTTTTACTGCCAGATTCCAGAGTTTCACCGCTGCGTCGTCCGCAGAGTCAAGCGGGATAGGGTCGAACGTCTGAGAAATCACCGGCTTTTTCATCGTGGTAAACGTATTGCCCATGATGTCCTGCTTGCTCTCCTGACTCCAATCTAATTCCTCACTGGAATCCTCTACACGCTTTCCAATCGCGCTCCAAACAGGCGCGGACGATGTTCCGGTATTCAGATAAGCAATGAGCAGTTCTCGGTCAATCGTCTGCCCTTGCGTCGTGTTAAAGGTCGTATCAGCCATTTATATCACCTCGTAAGTCAATCTCATTAGAATTTGGTGGTCTTCTGTATCGTCTTCGTATCGTGCGAACAGGGCGGCGCGGGTGGTTGGCTCCATGCGGATGATATTGATATCTTCCAGCTTCGGTGGGTTCTCCCGCGCCCATTCCCCGAAACGGTTTAAGACCTCGTCGGCGGTTAATCGCTTGTCCGGACTCGTGCCGGGTTTGATTCGGTAAATCAGCTTGTACTGGTATTCCGCTTGATGTCCTCCCAACAGATATCGTTTGGTTATCGCCGTGCCCTGAATGAGGGAAACCGCCATTGCCGGGGAGGAAGCGGGCAGATATTCATAATCAATCATTCCGACCGGGCGTTCAGGGAATGTTTGCGCCCAGGCCATAATCGACCGAGAAATCTGGTCTTCCTCAGCCTGAGAAACCAGCCGCACGGTTTTATTTGTCGAGTCCACGTTTCACCGCCTTTTTGTAGATATCCAGCCATTTTGGTAGGTTCTGCGCCTTGGACGCTTCAAACCAGTGCGCTTGTGCCATTGGGTGGAAGTCCTTTGTGAATACAAGGTCTTTGTCGGTTACTTGTTTTGGAGGTTGACCAACCATAACCTTTCCGTAATACAGATAACGGGCATAGGGGCCAGGATAGATCACCATGTTTCCCTCCACCCTTGTCCGCATATCCAGTGAGCCGGTCAGCATAGGGACATAAGGGGAAGTGTCCTTCTGAACCTGTACGGCAAGGACGGTGTCGGCCTGTGTGACGGCTTGATTTACGCGGGGGATGAGGTTGTCAAGCCCGTCCGTGTGAACGTCAAATCTGAGCATTTTAAGCCCCTCCGACTTCAATGTGAGCCAAACCGCCAAACCGCTTATCGTCTATCTTGGTTACCTTGTACACATGATCGTACTTGCCGCGCAAGACCTCATAATCTACCGACTCGTCAGGCTCTACCACCTCGCCCAAGATGAAGAAAGTCATGCCGCCGCTGCCGTCTACTGATAGCGTCCACGCGCCGCTTTTGTACTTCAAATGCTCGTATTCACGGGCGGGGAGGTATTCTTTTGCCGCGCCGGTCTCGCCGTCAACCGCTTCCACGCCGTTTGGAATGTACAGGGTAGCCGCGTCCGCGTTTTCCAGCCCGCTTGTCCGCACGTTTGCCGCCTTAGTTTCGTCCAGCAGTACTCCGCGCAAGACTGTAATGTGCTTGGTCAGCTTGTCTTTGAAGGTCAGCAAATCGGTTTCCAGCGCGACGTTATACACCGTGACGGTATGGGGAAACATACTCATGCCATATACCCCCGCGCTCTCAGCAAGCCGGTAGGCGCAAGATATTGCGCAACGACAGCGGAAAGGGCGGCGTTCCCGGCCTGCGCCGCGTTCAGCGCATTGGACACGGACTCGCCCTTGCTCCGATAGCTCTTTGACCAGCTGCCTACACTCTCGCTTTGTGTCTCGCCGCCCTCGGTGCTGGTGGTGGAAGCCGTCTGCACCGCCGCCGCGTTCATGGCTTCGACAACTGCGTATTGCTCAGCCAGCGCACAGCAGCACATTTTGACCTCTGGCATATTGGCGCGGGTTTTCGCCCTGCCCATTGTGCAATAGTCCAAATAGGCGCTTGCACGAAGGGCAAGGCGCGGGAAATCCGCTTCTTGAATGGTCTGCCCGTAATATTCCGTTGTGTAAAAGTCGAAATCAGCGTAAACCATCAAGATTCACCCTCTATCGCGGCGATTATTTCAGCCTTTTTCATGGAGCTGTTGAC